CCTTATATCGCGAAGTCTGGTTTCTTACCAAAGACGGTCATGCACTTATCTTCCATGTGTCTATGGTCGGTTGAGATAACTCGTCCGTCCGAGTGGACAGCGAGCGAGAAGTAGAACAGAAGCCAGCGTTTCTCTTGCCACTGCCTACCTACCTCCTCGAACAGGAGGATTTCTCCCTCACGCATCATGCGTGCGAGGTATTGAAGTTTATCTTCAGCCCATATGTGGCTGGCATCCCAGTCGTCGCCGCGAGACACGAAGCCGTAGGCTGTGCCTGCGTCTGTCTCGGCTGACCAAACGTCTGCGGTGTGTTCATCAGCGAAATCGTGGAAGCGCTGAACGTGTGCTGGCTTGAGCATCACGCATGTAGACGACATCCAGAACTGTTGGCTCATTTCCATGTCCCCTTCACTGGTGTGTAAGGGATGAACATGCACGAGTTGGTTTGATATGTGCCGTCTGCGTGATAGGTTTTCTCTCCGCAACCGACCATGAACTCGAACACGACTATCAAAATCATGGCGTAGAACATGATGGCCACAGATATGTAGCCGAGTGCTTTGAACACTCGTATGTGCCAAGGCACAGGGATGTATGGCTTGGCTGGAACGCGAATGGTGGTACGTCTCATTTCGTAACCTCCGTGTAAGCAATTTCAATGAGTGAGGCGATTAAATCGCCCCACAGATAAAGGAACTCTACGTTGACAAATTCCATGTTCACCTCCGATGTATCAAATGTGTCACAGATTAGTCGCAGATGTCAATGGACATGAAGTAGCTGAGACCGTTGGCCGCGATAGCGTCAGCCAGTGCAGGCTTGGCGTTGATGAGTTCGATGGGGTTGCCAGCGCAGGCGTGAGACGCCCAGTTGAAGCCGTCACCATCAAACTCGTGGTGAACGTCTAGGATGTCGCCGAGTGCCTCGGCTACGCCTGTAGCAGGCGTGTGGATGGTAAGTTTTGTAGATGACATGATTGACCTCCAATCGTCATGGGTTGTGTTAAGCGGCTGTCCACGCCTCGATGAAGGCGTTGTAGATGCCGCCGAGTGTTGACTGGTCTACGAGCTGATGCCCTTCGACCAGACGCATGAGTGCCTCGAACTCTTTGCGTAGTTCGCAGAGGCGAGGCTCAACTTCGAGCATCTCGAAGCTGTAGTTATCCAACGTGGCGACGTGGTCGCGGATGCGTTGGATGTGAAAGTCGATTGTGGCGTGAGCCACGCGAGGCAGAATGACGACCTTCGACAAGTCGCCAATCTGCGTGAAGTTTATGTCCGTGTGTGTCTGCACATTGACCTCCATTAGCTGAACAACCACCGCGCCTTGTGGCGGTTGTAGGTTTCGTTGCGTTTGATTTGGGCGTGGTCTTGGCGACCAGTGCCACGGCATGAGAAGCAAGTGCCGCTTTTGCTGGCCTTGCCGTTGACGAATGTTCCCCATTCGTAGACGCCTTTGCCCTTGCATTTGCCGCAAGTTCCCGGCTTCTCATTCGGTTGTGCGAAGTCGTACATTGAATCCTCCTGTGTGCGTTTCGCTTGAAAATGGACTAAAAAATGGAGCATCGAGCGCGAGGGAGAGGCACGCTCGATGCAACGCAGATGCGCTTAGAGTTCAGCCGCAAGGAAAGCGGCCAGCTTGGCGGCGAGTTCGTCCGTCTTGGCTGTGGACGCCTTGGCGGTCTTGGCTTTCGCCTGCGCTTTTGGCGCGGCTGTGCCTGCCTTGGCTACCGCCGCCCAAGCCGCTTTGGTGGCTTCACGGCCTTCGGCCGCATATGCGGCCATGCGTAGCTCATCGCCCGCTTGTGCCGCCTTGGCGGCGTTAGCCCAGCGCTTGCGCTTGGATGTTGCCGCTTTCTCGACCAAGTACGCCTGCGCGGCCTTGCGTGTTTTCTTGTTCGCCCATGCCTGAGCTACGACTGTGAGGGATTTTCCTGTGTATGTTGTCACGATAACCTCCTGTGACTGGTGTGATGTGCCTACCCAGCCAGCGACCCTCGCTGACTGACGGCAACAAAGGCTTCCCCCCTGTCCCCCCTTTGGGGGGACGAACTGTGTCTAAGTAACTGATATGATTGTTCTGGTACTTGAGAGAGGTATTAGACTGGTGACATCAGAGCGATACTGGGAAAAAACCACCGAGAATGACCCTAGAGAGGACATTAAAACCCTGCAAAAACAGTACCTTAGCGGTCTGTATGGCATGATACCTGTCACAGATATTCGCATATTGGCCGGACGGGGGGGTACATGCCGACCCGCCGACCGACTTTTTATATCGTCACGTCTACCAACTTATATTTCGCACCAAAATTTGAAAACGTCTGTCACGGAAACGTAAATGCCTAAAGTAAGACCTAATCCGCATCCCACAAAAGGTGGAACTGGCGGTCTAGCACCTGTAACCCCCCATGAAGTAGACCGCGTGCGTCGAAGCGTACTGGATGTTGTACGCAAACAGATACCAGCCGTAAGAGAAGTCCTCGCTGGCGATAGGAAGTGGGACAGCCAACAGACCCGTCTATTCGGGATGATGCTTAATAAAGTAATGCCAGACCTGCATCATTCATTTAACGAACACACCTTGGAGAACAAGGAGGTTCACGAATTAACCTACGAAGAGCTACAGCGCATAGCCGCGCAAGCGGAAGCTGTAGAGGCAGATTTTGAAGAGGTAGACCATGTCACTGACACCGCAACAGGCGGCGCAACGCCTAATACAGATAAGCAAGACGAAGGATAGTTTTCATGGATTTGTTAAATCGCTTTACCCACAGTTCGACCTTGCGGATTTCCAACTTGAACTCATTGAGACACTGGATGCGTTGGAAAAAGGTACGCTTGGAACTCATCGCCTTCTCATTACGATGCCGCCTCGCCACGGCAAATCATGGCTGGCGTCTACGCTTTTCCCGGTTTATTACCTCGCGAGAAGGCCAAATAGAAATGTTCTCGCGACCTCATACAATCAGGACTTGGCTAAAACCTTTGGCAGACAAACTCGCGACCACGCCCGTGAGCCTATCCTCTATCAAGCATTTCCTGACTTCTCAATGTCGGAAGAGAGCAAGGCAGTTGATGATTGGCGTACAAGCCTTGGTGGAGGATATTATGCGACAGGAATGGGAGGAAGCACAACGGGTCGAGCCGCGACCCTTCTCTTGGTGGACGACCCTACTAAGGCTCGTGAAGAAGCCGAGAGTGCTACGCAGAGGAATAAAACGTGGTCATATTATGTATCGGCGCTTACCACTCGTAAACAGCCGGAGCCAGACGGCACGCCGCCAATAGAAATAATTATTCTAACACGTTGGCATCCAGACGACCTAGCTGGTCGCATCATGGAGACGGAGGACTGGAAAGAAGGCGCATGGACACATATCAACTTCCCAGCAATCAGGAGTGTGAAAAGTAATGTCAAGAAAAGCGTGGCTGAATTGCCAGAAGATGACCCTCGCTTCATACCGCAGGGTCAACTCTCAAAAGTCGCGCCTTCCAAAAGGCATTTCTACGAAGAAGAAACCGCCGCCCTCTGGCCTAGCCGCTTCCCTATCGAAGAACTCAGAAAGCGAGAACGGCTAGACCCACGAGAGTTCGCGTCTCTCTACCAGCAGTCACCGTATATACAGGGCGGTAACATCATCAAGTCTGGCTGGTGGAAGCGGTGTGACGAGCCGCCAACATGCAATACCATCATTATCTCATGTGACACAGCCTTCAAGAAAACCGAGACGGCTGACTACAGTGTGATGATGGTACTCGGCTTAGACGAGAACAGCGACATTTATATCCTAGACATAATTAGAGACCGTTACGATTTCCCAGAACTAAAGCGTGCCGCCATAACCCTAAACGCCAAGTGGCGCGGCAGAGGCTTGCGTGGCTTCTATGTAGAGGACAAGGCTTCTGGTCAGTCTCTAATCCAAGAGCTAAGAAACCAGTCAGGCATGGCTGTTATTCCTGTCAAGGTGGGAACTGACAAGGTGTCCAGATTAAATGCTGTACTTCCTCTCATAGAGGGGGGACGAGTTTTTATCCCAAATGAGGCACAATGGCTTGATAGCTTTATGGACGAGGCGCAGTCATTTCCTGATGGAAAGCATGACGACATGATTGACAGCCTGTCTATGGGGCTTGAGGCGATATCAAAAATGGGTGGGCAAGCCAGCGAAATGCTTACGGGGCCAATAAACATTAAAAACTCACTGGCCGCGCAGTTTGCTAACAAGCCCTCATCTAACTGGTGGGAACAGGATATTAAGATGAATGACCAATTCAAAGGCTGGGGAGAACTCTGATGCGTTACAAGAATGTCCCCACCACATCTGAAAACGACATCGTAGTCGATTTATCTGAACATTCTAAAGCCCTGATGTCATACGAAGACATCAGCGATATGCTGACTGAAGACCAAGAGACGAAGCTCATAGACTACGTCCGCGCTTGCATGAAGATGTCTCACGAGCGCATATCTCGCCGCTACGACCATTGGCGAGACGCAGACCGCGCACACGATGTCTGGGTTCCGGCAGACGCGACAAAGTTCCGCGAAAAGGTTGTTGTCGCTGACACACGAGCTATAGCCGACACAGTCCTAACATATCTTATGGCCGCGCTGACAGGCAGAAACCCCATGTTTCAGCTTGAGGGGCTGAACCGTAAGTCTCGCAAATCATCTATTATCTTAGAGCGCTTACTCCACCAGCACATGCGGCGCACAGCAGGCGAGGCACGCCTAGCACAGATGCTCCTAGACAGCATCCGCTATGGCTTCGCGCCAACCAAGTGCGTGTGGAACCCATCAACAAAAACAAACGACATTATAAACTTTGACCCACGCCGTTGCTTTCCTGACCCTCGTGTCAACTGGGGAGATTGGGATAGGATGCAATTTATGGTCTTTACAGACCACATGAGTACCAGCGCACTTCTCGGCACTGGCCTGTACCCCAAGCTCTCTAAGTACCCCGGCCTCCGCAAGAGAGAGGCGAAAAAGCACGCATGGGACGCTCACGGCTGGTTCAAAGAGGAAGGCCGTGGCTTATCAATCAACCCCGAAGACCCACGCGGTCAAGAGAACGGCTACCATTTCACACTCGAAGAAAGCCGCCTCATAGACGAGGCGTGGATACGCTTCAATGGCTACGAAATCGGGATGCCACAGCTAGAGCAAGTTTGGATGCTTGTTACAGTCCTAGACGAGGGCGCGGTAATTAACTGCCGCCTAAACCCATACGGGCGTCAATTCCCTGTTGTCATCGGCGGTTTATACCATGACAGTCACAAAACATACGCACAGTCACTATACGACTTGATGCTACCCCTACACGAAATATCCACTTGGCTACTACGCTCTCGTGTCGATAACGTGCAGGCGGCTTTGAATAATTTGATTTTCGTAGACCCGACCTCCGTTTCCGTACCAGACCTGATTGACCGAAATCCTTGGGGTCTGGTTCGTACTCTCCCCGGTACGAAACCCGGTGACGGTGTGTTTATCGCCGAGATACCAGACGTGACACGAGGACACTGGAACGATATCCAAGCCATGTCCGAGCTTAAACAAAGAGTATCTGCCGCATCAGACGCCCAACAGGGTATGCCTACTGCGGATGGCATTAGGACGGCGACTGAAATCCAGCGTCTTACACAGCTTGGTTCTCAGCGTCTCGGTGTTATTGCACGCATCATGTCGTCAACAACGGTCAGGCCGTTGGTCAGGATGATGGTCGGGAACCTACAGGATGCTCTCGAATACGAAGGCTCGCTACGCATCATGGGCGGCGATAGCCCCGGCGAACTGTCCGACATGATAAAGGACGACTACCTAGACTTCGATGTGTCCATGCTTCAGGGCGATATCGACTACCTCGTTGTAGACGGCACGCTCCCATTAGAGCCAACTCGTAGTGCAGAGACATGGATGAATATGCTCCAAGTTATGAACCAGACAGGTCTCAACATGGAGTACAAGGTTGGGAAAATAGCAGAAGAAGCAATCCGTTCTATGGGTGTTGCAGACCTAGACCAGTTCAAAATCACTGAGACAGAACAGCAACAGGGCATGACGCCATCTCAACAGATGTCGATGATGGAACGTATGCGTGGCGCAAACGTAATGCCACAAGACCAATTAGAGCGTGAGGTACAGAAAGGCAACTTGAAGAGGATGGGTCAATGAGCAAACCGAAGGCCGTACAATTAGAGGGTATCTCAGGTTTAGACCCTCTTGCAAAAGACTGGATTAAAGCTCTGGTTTCTGAAGCAGAGACGCGGATTGTAGAAAAACTTACCGCGCAAATGTCTGTGCCGCAGAGGTCTACGCCTGTAAATCCAGATGGAAACCTGAAAGAGCGAGTGGACGACTTGACCACGCGATTTGACTATCTTGAAAGACAGTATGACGAGAGTGAAAAGTATTCTCTTACACGCTCAAAAGTGTTGGCTTTGCTGAAGAAGGAGGGGCTATAAGATGGCGATTACCAGACCTACCCTTGAACAGGTTACTTTCCGTTCTGCAAAGACAGGCACGCACCTTCTCGACACCTACCTAGAGGCTTCGGAGAAGGGTAACAGAACTCTTGTAGACCTTCTCGATGACATATTTGATGTCAGTGGCAACATGCGAACAGACTTGTTCGAGTTCCGCGTGGATGAAACCACATACGCCCTACAGACCAGACGAGGCATCTACACTAACCCAAACACAGGCTGGGTGGATGTCCCAGACGGCGGCTTCTTTGCGCCTCGCGGTGACTGGGCGGCCGGAAACACTTACTACATCCACGATATAGTGAGACACCAGAACAGCCTCTACATGGTGACGGAAGAACATTCATACCCCCCATTCGCCACCGTGCCAGACACATCAAAGATGCTTGTTCTTTTGAATGGTTCTACTTTTTATTCAGTCGGACCCAACCAGCCAACCACCGCTAACGCAGGTACTAAGTGGTTCAACACAACCAACAATACCCTGTTCATCTACGACGGCACGACTTGGAACTCATACAACACTTCAGTTCACACTGAGTTTATCGGTTTTTCTGTAAACTCTACTGGCAATCTGATTGTCACCAGAGCGCAGGGGAACATCACTGCGTCTGACTACAAACAGTGGTTCTTCGCTTTGTCAGACAGTGACTTTGAGATTGATGCTAACGGCCACCTAATTGTGAGTTACTAATGGTTCTTCAGCTAGACGTTGGGAAAATTAAATTTCAGTGGCAGGGGAACTACGACGCGGCCACAGACTATTATCGCGACGACGTGGTCTACCACGACGGCAGTGCTTGGGTGTGCGTAAAAGCTAACGACCCGATAACAGGCTTGCCTGTCGCAGTAACAGGTGTCACCCCAGCAACATCCGCCACCGCAAGCTGGAACAAAATGGCACAAGGCTCTGACTTAGGCTCCCTAACTGGCATATCAGCCGGAGACATAATCTATTATGACGGAACTAACTTCCAGCGACTTGGTATCGGCTCTTCAGGCGACAGCCTAGTTGTGGGCGCGAGCAACGCACCAGAGTGGAGTAGCCCGGCTGGTTCTGTGATGGAAGTTGTCTCTGGCTTGTGTAACGGCGGCACGCAAACTGTAAGGTCAGGCACATACACTCTACCAAATGTAACAACTTACCAGAACTTCAGCACATCCTATCAGACGGTAACGGGTTCCGAATTTGCTTACACGCCACCAGCAGGCGCAACTCGCGTGATATACGAGTTTCAGTATTTGTTTGAGGCCGAATCGCAGGGCGGCATCTCGCACC